GTCCAGGAGGTAGGGTAGGACCTTTGTTCGAACTGCATGCCGTCACACCACAGCACTTCGCCGTTTTGGACGTTTTCTAACACGACTTCGGCGTAGCACGAAGCAGCATTCGCAGGTGAAGTGCCAGAAGCAATAAGTCTTGCCCACGTGGGAGAAGCCTCTACGCTTCCACTCGCGATCGCCACATCGGTATAGATGCCCTCAGAATCATAAAAAAACACCGTAACATGTGCCATCCTTCCGGGAGCGGCACTGGCTTTTACATACACATTAAATGAATACGGCGTATTCGGATCGACCGGAATTTTAGAACCGCTCGCGATTAATACTCCTATATTTTGACTTCCATCATAAGTAGACGTAACTTTGGCGGAAGACAACCCGTGCCATGCCGTTGTGGTGTCTCTTTCAAATGTATGCGAACCATAAGAACTCCATCCAGCTAGCCCCTCCAAATCCGTCTCCACGCTGCTCTGGTTCTCTGTTAGAAGGTTGGTCGTCCCTTCCTCCACCATCACCGCCTGACCGAACTTGCCAGACTCGAAGCGAGGTTCGTCAACGGCTACCCGGGTACCGTTTTGCTTATATGCAACGCTATCGCGGTTGAATGCTGGCCCTTCGCGTACATAATACGGCAATTTTTGCGGTATGGTATGCATCTTATCAGCTATTTGTACCGTCTCCTGGCTGTAGGTGAACTTATGCAGAATCGTCGTTTCGTTTAGCTTCTTCTTCTGCTGCGCTTTCCAAAGTGCCTGCAGATAGTCTGCTATGCCCAACAGCCTCCCGCCGTACTCTATTTTGTATGTCCAAGCGGTGTCGGTCAGCGGGACTATGCTCACCTTCTGCACTAGGAAAGTGCCAGTTATGCCCCCGTCAGGCAAATCTATTGTCAGCAACTGTCCTGTTTGCCAACCTTCCGTCTCGGTCTCAAAACTTCCCCGCACCCTTGGGTTGGCGTGCTCCCGCAGGTCGGCGTTTCCAGCGGCTTCGGCAGCGTCAATGGTAGTAAGGCTGTCGTCTACAATGACGTGTTCATAAACGCCGTCGCCCCCCTGCACGGCTGCAATGGCCTGCTGGGAGGCGATATCTTCGACCATCGTTATCACGTCGATGTCGTATTTGTATGTAAAGGCCATAGTCGTCCCAGCAGCAGGCGTTGTCGTTTGGGTGGAACAGCGAACATATTTCTCCTGGAAGTTCATCATGTAGTCGTAGTCAGCCTCATCGTGGACGTACTCTATGCCGACGGTGACAGGGTTCCCGCCCACGGTCATGCTCAAATCGTGCGGCTTGTGTGGCAGCACCCAAGCGCGGGCTGTGCCGTCGGCTTTAACTTCGTATGTCCACGGGTCGGACAGCATTGTCCCACCCCGGACGTAGACGCGGTTTCTTAATCCTTGCGTATCTATGTCGTGCCGGAGGTTGCGGAAATTCGCCCCTGCTTCCAGCGTCATAGGCGCAGGACTGGCTTCATCTGAGGGGTTGAAAAAATGTAGATCTTTAAAATAATCTACCTGCCATGACCACCCAATATAATCACAAAGTTGTTTGAATGCATCAGTTACCGGAGTATAATCGAATACTATTTTCTCTATTACAGGAGCACCACTTTGGACACCAGTAGTCGTAAAACCAGGACAATATTTAGAAACAATGTCTAGAAAAATAGCATCGGCGGCCATATTGGTATATGTTTCTACAACAAGACGCCGATCTAGCATATAGCCATAGTCGGACGCTGATATACTATATTCTTTTACTCTAGGAAGATCCGCTGAAACTAGTTTAACTTGATCGATTATGCCTGCAAAAAGCCGAGTTGAACCATCGCTAATAATTACCTCTTGCCCCTCTGTTGGCGCTTCTCCTTTTATTTTGAAATTTGCAGTATCCCTTTGATAAGTAAGAACGGCTTCGATTCTGAAGCCGTCCAGTAAAACATCATCAGTTCTATCTACTCCAGCTATGATTATGGTTCTGGCCATTATGAATCCCCCAGTTGTTTACGCTAAACCCAAAATTCCTTTTAAAAGCGGACACCTCTCCTCGCCAGTTCGCGCAAGAGGTCTTCAGCCTGCTCGCTGGTCGTGCTACCGGAGACTGTGATATGGAAAGTGTTAGTAATAATCGTCGTGTTTGTTGTGCTTCCGGCCCCTGCTGCAACAGGAATATAACTGCCGCCAGGAGCAAAAGCCCCAGCCATCCGAGACATAGCACGCTCAATAGCGGGCATCCTGGACTGTATGCCTTTTACAAACGTGTCTACCAACCCCGGCCCCCATTCGTCTATCCTGGCAAGAGGCCCAATCCTGGCCGGGCTGTGGGGCATATAGCTGTCCACCATCATCGCCATGTTCTCAAGGACGCGCTGGAGTTGGCCCATCCTGCCCTGTATGCCGCCGATGAAGTTGCCCATGAGGTTTGATCCGTATCTTGTCCCGGCGATTTCCATTTCCTTGAATCGTTTCTCAATCCTGTTAAGTTCTTCTTCTGCGTTCTTGCGTATCTCAGCCTGTTTCTTTGCCCATTCAGCGCGGTATATTTCAAGTTGTTGGGCAGCATTAGACCTTATTTCCATGAGTTTCTGTTGCATTTCCCAGCGTTGCTGTTCTAGCTGTGACATAGCTTCCTGCCGCGCCAGCAGGTTTTTCTCCTTCCACAAGTCAACATACTGTTTGAGTTCTTCATTTGTCAGCTTATTTAGTGCTGCTATCTGAGGCCCGGCTTTCGGCCCCATTTCTTTCAGCTGCGCTATGAGGCCTTGATCAACGCCTCTTGCTACAAGTGCCTGAATGTTCGCCTGCCAGTTTTTAAATGCCGTCACCTGATCTCTCAGGTTCTGCAACAATGTTTTCCCAGCAACTTCTTTTTTAGTTACCTCGTCAAAGAGTCCAACCCAGCCCATGAGGGACTTTGTGCGCTGGTCTAAAGACCGCTGGTATTCTTCTCTTACCCTTCTCTCATCTGCTACTAGCCTTTCGTTTACTTGCTCAACTTTCCGCTGGTAATCCTCAAGGGCTGCGGCCATGTCGGTTTCATATTTCTGCCTTACTTTATCTACTTCGGCAGCCAAATCCCTGAACTGCTGCGCTTGCTCAGAAATAGCCCGCTTGGTCTCGCGCATTTGTTTTTCCATTCTGGTTAAGGCAGCTTCGGCCTGGACGAGTTTCAACTCTAGTTCCTTGGTTTCTTTCGCGTCTATTCCCTTGGCTTTTGCCGCTGCTTCATGCGCCTGACGTAAGTTTTCCACTATTTGCTGCTGCACCTGCATCTGATCGGATAGGTTTTTAGTTTTTTCCGCCAGCAAGGTTATTCTATCTTTGCTTTCGGATAGTTTGTTGCTGAGGACGTCAAAGCGCGCTTGAATTATTTGCAGGGAAAGAGACAGGGCTTCATTTGCCACTTCCCATTTCGCTTTGACTTCTTCCGCGGCCTTAGCTACTTTGCCGGCAGACGAGGAGATATTGTCGTTAGTCTGGGCCAGTTTTTCCCCGCTTTGAGCAACCAGATCTTGAATATCATGTAAAGACGCCATCCTCCGTTTTGTTTCATTTATGGCAACTTGTACCCTATCAGCAGCTTTTTCCGCGCTAGCAGCTTCAAAAGCTACTTTCCTGGCATCTAAAATAGTTGCCTCTCTCCGGGATAGCGCTTGCACTTTCGCAATTGCGCTCGATATTTTTTCTCCTAGTCCGGGGATTATGCTGGCAAACTTCTGTATCCCTTGGAGCATTTCCGCTATGCGGTCAAGGATGAACTTTTTGAGCGCCCCCCAAGCCTGCATACCATAATATTTCACTTTGTCCCAATTTTTGTACAACAGGACACCGGCAGTAATCGCGCCGGCAATCGTTGCTATAACAAGGCCAATTGGACTACAAATAGCCGCAAAAGCAGCCCCCAGTGTCGGCAAGAAGCCTATTAATGCGCCGACACCTGATGTTATCGACCCTAAAACCATCATTAACGGCCCCAGTACCGCTGCAAACCCTACCGCGCCTAAGATAACCTTTTGTGTTATCGGGCTTAAGTTTGCGAATCCTTCCGCCAACCTCGAAACAAAACCGATAACAGCTTCTATTTGCGGCTGCGCTTTCTCAAATATATCAAGCAAAACTTTCCCTAATGGTTCAAGTGCAACTTCCGCCTGGTTTTTTAGCTGCTGCATGCTTTCGCCAAACGTCATAGTCTCTCTCGCTGCCGCTGCTATGGTTTCAGGACTGGCCTGTAAAGTTTTCAAAAGTTTATCCAGGTCAAACCTGCCCTCTCTAATCGCTGCTGCCATGTCTGGCCCAGCACGTGCGCCAAATATTTCTACAGCCAAAGCATTAGCCTCGGCAGCAGACCCCATGTTTTTTATTTCTTCAATAGCCCGTCTCATTGCTTTGGGTGGCTCTTCTCCGGCTTTGGCAAAGTTGACAAGCCCTATCCGTAAGCTACCTAAAACAAGCTCTGCGTTGACACCTTCTTTTTCCCATTTACCCAGCATAGCAGCGGCAGTTTCAAAGTCAAACCCCATCTGCCGCAAAGGTGCGCCATACTGAACAATTGTGCGTCCTAGTTGATCCACGCCAATTCCCGTTGTTTGGCTAACTTTCCAGAGATAATCAAGTGTCTGGCCTGTCTTTGCAGCTTCAATTCCCCAGTCGCCAAATATTCTAGTAGTCTGTGCCACAAGCTGGCTAGCGTCCATACCAGCTACGCGGGCAAGGTCAAGTGTTTGCTTAGTTAACTTCTGCAATGCCAGACCGGTTAAACCAGTTCGGGTGTTTAAATCAGCTAAAACATTGCTGACAACATCCGCCCTCTGGGGCACCTGCTTGAAAACCGTCTGAAAATCTTTATTTAACGCCTCCAGGGCTTTCCCTGTTGCTCCTGTTCCTGCCCGAATGGTCTTCATGGCTTTATCTAAGTCATTAGCAGCCGTGAACGCAGCAGTACCCACGGCAGCAATGGGAGCAGTTACACGCAAGGACATAGTTTTGCCCATGTCGGTCATTTTTTTGCCAACAGACTCAAATCTCTTACTCGTTGCTTCCAGCCTGCTGGCAACTTCATCCATTCTTTTTTTGAATTCGTCTATTTTCGCGCCAATGCGGACAAATATGCTGCCAACTTCAGGCATTTACATCACCACCTTATTTGTGGTAAACTTAGGCAAAAAGAGAGGAGATGTTATGATGATCAATCGTGAAGAGGCTATTAAACAAGCTGTCAGTAAACTAAGTAGTGCACATAAATTTTTGGGACGACGAGAAATCAAAGAACTTCCTAAAATCCTTTGGGAAGATGAACTACCAGAAAAAGCTATTCAAGGTATTTATGCTAGTCGTAATGGACTTCTTGTTGCTACAAATAAACGGCTTATTTTTATTGACAAAGGTGTATTTTCATTAAAAGTCGAGGACTTTCCGTACGACAAAATAACGTCTATTCAGTATAGTACCGGCCTATTATGGGGAGAAATAGATATTTTTGCTTCCGGTAACAAAGCAGAAATTAAGCAGGTACCCAAAGACCTTGTCCGAGATTTTGCTGATTACGTCAGGGCAAAGATAACTAAAGTACCTCATTCCGGCACAGCCCAACCCCAATCAACACCCCCAAATGATTTAATTAACCAGCTAGAGCGTCTGGCAAAGCTAAAAGAGCAAGGCGTTCTTACAGAAGAAGAATTTCAATCACAAAAAGCCAAATTGCTTAGTTAACCCTTTTAAAAGTAAGATTGACGCTTTCTATCCAGAAAACCTTCAGCC